TATTTGAATACTGCGCTAGGTAGGGTACTCGAGTTAGGGCAAAAAAAAAGAACCCGCCCGATTTCTCGGGCGGGTTCAAATCCTTTCTTATTTAGTAGTTACTTTAATAAATGTTTCATCCTCTAAAAGAAGATTAATAAATTTCTTTCTATCCGCAGTAGCCATATTGGTGTACTTCGTAAAAAGCGTTTCAGGTTTCATAGCATTCCCGCTATTCTTGTTTTTACCTTTCTTACCTGATTTATTTCCTGCTTTAATGTCAATATCAGCCATTGCAGAACTGAAAGTCTTGGATGTATTTCTATCCGCTTTATCGCTAGCCCATTCTTCAATCGCCTTGCTGATTTCTGAAAGTCTAGGTTTATCTGCTGATTGCATCTCGGTAGCTACCGTTTCAAAGATTCCACCATTACGACTGAAGTCATAATCAGTAGAAACGTCTCGCAACATTTGCGGGACATCCTTGAAGGCGGGTTTCACAAGTGATCCCATGACCTCAAGTGCATCAATGCACCTTACGGTACTTGCCATTTGTCCAGACTTGTAAACTGCTAGCCATGAACGATTGCGGATGAATTTAGAAAACTCATCATGAAATTCTTCATACTTGTCTTCAGGTAATTCCCGCCATGCTGACACAAAGATGTCATCAAGTTGCGCTGATATAGCCTTAACTGAATCGCCATGAGTAGCGTTAAATTGCTCCGCTGATTCACGGGCGTCAATTAAGTGACGTGGGATTTCCACGATTTCTGATGAAACGTCAGTATTGTTAGTACTGTCGCCAGCCCCCTTAGCTGTATTTATGGTTTCATTAGCCATATAAAGATAATAGACGATAAACCTATATGAGGTCAAATCGTGACCCTGAACCCTGCAAATCGCTCACCTAATTTCTATGTGAATTTCACATAGACAAATCTAGACAATGATCAGTTACGTCTACGACTTGCGAGCCCGATTATTTTAGGAGCGTGCCGCCCACGATCGAGTCGGGTCGGACCCCTAGGGGGGGTGGGCCTTCCGTCCATACTTATGTATAGATATCAATATCCGATGCGTACTAAAAATAAAACTTGGCCTCGTTATCTGTTTGAACACTCGTATTCGAAACGGAGGGGGAGGGGGTTGTGCCAGGTCTTGTGCTCGTTCACTGTATAACGTACGTCTTTTTAAGAAAACAGGTTGTGATAGTTATACAGTACTAGTACGATGGGGAGGGAAGGTGGGAGTAAGAAGTTGTGTGGCAACTTCTTACTCCCACCTTCTCCTACTAATACTTACGAATGTCCCACTTTGGGACAAAAAAACATTTAATATAGGAGGTTGTCATTATGCCACAAAACGGTGGAGGCAAAGGTTGGAAGACAGACCCTGAGACAGGGGAACAAGTCATGCCAGATAAGTGGAAGTCGTATCTGGATTGGTTGTTGTCGGAAGGTCGTGAGCCTGCTACTACTCGTGAGTGGGCTATACAAAATGATGTTAATGAGCGTACTGTTCGGCGGTGGAAAAATGACTCTAGATTTATTCGAGAGTGGGACCGTAGGGCTGCTGAGTTAAATGTCCACCCAGAGAGGACACAGAGCGTAATAGATGCGTTGCACGCTGCTGCTGTGACTGGTGATGTTAAAGCTGCTTCGTTGTACTTGCAGTACATTGAGAAGTTTACTCCTAAGCGCCGTGTGGTGTTGGATGATGACCGTGAGGTTTCTGGTTTGTCTGATTATGAGTTACATGCTGAGTTGGAGTCGTTGATGGAGGGGTTAGATGTCTGATTTTTTTGTTGACGATTGGGATTCTATAAGCGATAATGATGATGAAGTATTGGAATGTGGGTTGGAAAACCCTGAGATATGTGAAAGTTGTCAATAATGCCTAAGAAGAAACCTGGTTTGTATGCCAATATCCATAAGAAGCGTAAGCGTATTAAGGCAGGGTCTGGTGAGCGTATGCGTAAACCTGGCTCGAAAGGTGCGCCTACGAATAAAGCGTTTAAGCGATCAGCTAAGACAGCTAAGAAACGGAGGAAATAATGCCTACTAAGAAGGATTCTCGTTTAGCTAGGGTTGGTGTGTCTGGCTATAATAAACCTAAGCGTACACCTAATCATCCTACGAAGTCGCATGTTGTTGTGGCTAAGGAAGGTAACCAGATTAAGACTATTAGGTTTGGTCAGCAAGGTAAGACTGGTGATAAGGGGAATACTGCTAGGTCTAGGTCATTCAAAGCTCGTCATGGCAAGAACATCAAGAAAGGCAAGATGTCTGCTGCGTATTGGGCTAATAGGGTGAAGTGGTAATGGCTTCTCCTACGAGTAGTAATCCTAGTAGTTCAGCGAGAGCGTATCGTAAGAGTCCTAAGTCATACGCTAAGAAATTAGCGTATGATAGGCAGTATAATAAACGGCCTGAACAGCGTAAGAAACGTTCTGAGTTGTCTACTGCTAGGCGTAAAGCTAAACGTATGGGAATGGTTTTGACTGGTAAAGATTTGTCGCACACTAAGAATGGGGGCTTAGTTGTAGAGGGGTCTAAAGGTAATAGGGCTAGAAATGGTCATGGTAGTAATGGAAGATTAAAATAGTGTTTGGGGAGCTAATTGTTAGAGGATTTGACAGAAGATTTAGAAGAATTTGCGGAGGCTACTACTAAGGTAAGTCGTTCGCTAACGAAAATAGGGAAAAATATAATTGGTGTAGCAACTGCTATTTTTTCGCTTTTTATGTTTGCGCCTGATTGTTCAGGCGATAATGATGATGTGGGAAATAATGATTGCGTTATGTTTTGGGAATCAATAGAGAATGTTAATTTTGATAAGTTAACTGAATTGCAGTGGGGTTTTTATGAACGTCAGTACAGTGAGTTGGATTGTTAAGAGATGGGCGGTCCGTTGTACCACATTACTGCGGATTTGCGTGTGCCTTTAGTTACTGGGCGTACTCTGTGTTCTATAAAGCTGGGGAATACTATTGCTGAACCTTGTGGTGGTGACTCGAATGCGTGTAGTTGATTTTGGAAACGTAACTCTAAAGTTCCGCCTTCGTAATCATCTGGGGAACTCAGGTTTACACTTACAGATAATTTTCTTACGAGACCTGCTAACAGCGGGTTTGTGGTCTTGTCTAGTGGCATTGGTGTTAAAGGTTCTGAAACGAGTTGCTTTGCTGCATACCTATCTTGGAAACCATCTACATGCCAATCGTACTCGTCGCCTTTCTTGTATACCGTATATTGTGTTTTTTCGGGCCGTATTAAAGAGAATAGCCAGCCTGCTTGAACGTTGGAGTCTTCAATTATGTTGGTTATACATTCGTTTGTTAAACTATCGTCAATCCAAGTTATCTTTGATGACCTATGAGCGTCACCGTGATGGTATGCTTGGGACGAATAAAGTTTAATAAGAGAGTCACCTTCTAATCGAATGTGTTCTATCTCGTTTACATCTAAAGCGTTTGGTATATACCAGAAATGATTTTTTAACATGTCATACACTCTATCAGAATTAAAGAAAGAAGCAGAGTGGAGGAAATGTTGTAAGAATGAACGTTACTTTCTTGAGAATTATTGGAATATAGCGCATCCTGCTCATGGGCGTGTTTTGTTTGATTTGCGTAAAGCTCAGGCTACAGCGTTAGAACATTGGCAGGAACACAGGTATTCTTTAACGTTGAAAGCCAGGCAAATAGGTTGGTCTACGCTTGTAGCTGCTCATCAATTCTGGTTGGCGTTTTTTCATTCAGATCAGAACATCATTGATTTGTCTAGAACTGAACGTGAAGCTGTGTTATTGTTAAGAAAGACGAAATATGGTTTTAAGCATTTACCTGATTGGATGCTTGAACGTGGACCTAAGTCGTTAATGGAACATCAACAAAGAATGGGGTTTGATAATGGCTCACTTATTACGTCAATGCCATCTGCGTCTGACCCAGCTCGTGGTGAGTCAGCATCGCTTATTGTCGTGGATGAATGGGCGTTTCTTCCGAATCCTGAAGAGGCTTGGGCCTCTATCGAACCTGTTGCTGATATTGGTGGTCGCATTATTGGTTTGTCCACTGCGAATGGTAGCGGGAATTTTTATCATCAGTTGTGGGTTGGTGCTTCTACTGGTTCAAACAAGTTTGCGCCTATGTTTTTCCCTTGGTCGGCAACTGAAGATCGGGGAGACTCTTGGTATCAAGAAAAGATAGAAAGCATGTTGCCTTGGCAACTTGCACAAGAATATCCTACGACTCCTGAAGAAGCGTTTGTTAAGTCAGGTAATCCTGTGTTTGATTTAGATATATTAGAAGAAATGGGTCGGCACACTAGTTATGGTGAGCAAGGCTATATGTGGCGTAACAATAAACATGTGGAGTTTAGAATATGAGTTTAGAAGTTTGGGAACATCCTGACCCTACGAGTGCTTATGTTATGGGGGTTGATACCGCAGAAGGCTTAAAACATGGTGATTATTCGTGTATTCAAGTGCTTTGTGTAGGTACTGGTGAGCAAGTAGCTATTTGGCATGGCCATATTGCACCTGATTTGCTTGCAGAAGAGGTTTTGGCAGTAGGTTTGTGGTATCGAGACGCTTTGTGTTGTGTTGAGTCTAACAATCATGGTTTGACTACGATTACTGAGCTACGACATTTGGGGTATCCTAATTTATTTAGACGTAGGCAGTTAAACAATGTTAGCAATAGGGTAGGACAGGAGTATGGTTGGAAGACAACTAGAACTTCTAAACCGTTGATGATTGATGATTTGAGTTCTGCTTTGCGTAATTATGAGTTACAGATTAATGACAAGAATACAGTTGCGGAGTTACGCACGTTTACTAGGAATGATCGGGGTAGTATGTCTGGTTCTCCTTATGATGACCGTGTTATGGCTCTTGCGTTGGCTAATCAAATGAGGAAATATGCGTATGAACCAGAATATGCTCCGCAAGTGGACGATTATTGGACTGTTGATTGGTTTGCTCGTTTGGGTGATGATACGCCTAAAGGGAATCCTTTTCAGATAGGTCAAAATAGTATTCGTGGGACACTTTAATTATCTTATAGAGCATATGTATACATGGAAGGTGCTTCAATGGCAAGAAAATTTGTATCGCACACAAGTGCGTCAGAAACAGTAGATGGGGCTAAAGGCCAAAACAACCGTATGGAACGTGGTTCCAGTGTTGTGGCTAACCCTATCTGGTCACCAGGTGGACCTAGCAGTCCAGATCAAAGGTTTGAAAGTCCTGAATACGCTAATCAGACATCTGATGAAGGCGCTATTTCAGTACGTCAAACCCCTGAGAACCAACACGGTATGACAGGTAAAATTGAACCTGCACATCATCAACCAAATTACTCTGGTTCAGACGCTGGTTAATGGCTGTCTTGCCCAGAGGGGCAAGCTACGAGGAATTTGTAGAATACGTTACTGATCTGCGTGGCGAAGTCCCTGAAGAAGAACTGAAGGAACTGTATCAACGCCGTTTGAAGTTACACGGCATTACTTTTGATATGAAACGTGGCTGGAAATCAGTTGCGTTAGCTGCTGACGAACAAGATTTAACTAATCGTCAGTTAGAACAGAAAGTAGTGGCTGAAGCTAAAGCGCAAGGCAGAAATATAGCGAGGGTTTAATGCCGAAAAAAAGTCGTCAAACTATTCTTAGTGAATACCAAGAAAAAGTAGACAAGTGTATACAATGGCGTGATTCTGAGAATTACGACAAAACTTGGAGACGACTTAATGACCTGTATCGAGGCAAGCATTGGCCTACTACTACATTAAACAACCAGGATTTGATAGCTGTCAATTTAGCTTTTTCAACTATAAACGTTATAGCACCTTCCGTAGCTGTTAACTATCCTAAAGTAGTTGTTCAAGCTAATAACCCTGAAAACAGGGAAAAAGCAGTATTTGTTGAAGCAATCGTTAATTATTTGTGGAAACACCATGACTTTAGGTCACCGTTTAGGCGTGCAGTTAAAGATTTTTTAATATTTGGTCATGGTTGGATAAAAGTTGGTTGGAAGTTCGTAGAGCAAGAACAAACCGTTACAGATATGGAACGTGACGGTATGATCGATCAAGCTGTGCTTGAAGGTAACGTATTTGCTTCTAAAAATCCAATGATGGCTGGCGAGTTACCAACTGATGATGACATAGTTGCTAGTATTCCTGAAACTGTAATGCGTGTTGTAGAAGACCAACCGTTTGTAGAAAGAATAAGCCCTTTTGATGTATATGTAGACCCACAAGCTACTTGCATGGAAGACGCTAAGTGGATAGCTCAAAGAATTATTAGACCTCTAGATATGGCTAAAGAAGATAAACGTTACAAGGCATCAGCTCGTAAACGTCTATCTTCTTCATCAATGTATAACACATATGGTGATGAAAGCTATGAGGAAGAAAAATCACAATACGTTGAAGACCGTGTTGTCATTTGGGAATACTACAACATGATGGAAAACACTATATCTGTGTACGCAGAAGATGGTGACGAGTTTCTTGTAGACCCAATAGCGATGCCATATGCTTATGGCCAACCGTTTGTAATGTTAAGGAACTATGAAGTTCCAGACCATTTCTACCCAATGGGTGATTTAGAATCCATAGAGTCTTTACAGTTAGAGTTGGATAAGACTCGTAGCCAGTTAATGAATGATAGGAAACGATATGCGAGAAAGTACTTGTACCACGAAAGGTCTTTTGGACCTGAAGGTCGTGAGGCGTTGGAATCAGATGAAGATGGCCGTCTTGTACCAGTTGTGGACGAGAATAAACCGCTTTCTGAAATAGTTATGCCTATGCCTCAAGTGCCTTTGTCACCTGAGATATATAACTATTCAAACATAATATCTGAAGATATTAATACTGTTTCAGGTGTATCTGAGTACGCTCGTGGTGCTATGCCAGAAATACGGCGTACAGCTACAGAAGCTTCTATTGTTGCAGATGCACAGAATGCTAGGTCTTCTGACAAACTAGCTATTGTAGAACTTGCTGTATCTCATGTAGCTAAACGAGTTATACAGTTGATGCAACAGTTTATGACTGGTGAGCAGGTAGCTCGATTAAATCTGCGTGGTGGCGAAACTATGTGGATTCCGTATTCTAGGGAAGAAATTGTAGGAGAATACGACTTTAGTGTGCAAGCTGGTTCTACACAGCCTATGAATGAAACAATTAGAAAACAGCAAGCTGTTTCTTTGTTGAATGCTGTTGCTCCGCTTATTGGTACTGTTATAGACCCTATGGCTATAGCTGTTCATGTGTTGGAATCTGGATTTAATGTTAAGAATCCTGAGAAATTCTTAAT